AAAGCAGGTTCGGAAACACTGGCTTCTACTTCAAGGGGATGGACTTCAAGCCCAAAGCAAAGGGGGTGTTCGGAAGAAAGCCTCACAGGATGGACATCGCATGTGTGTACGGTGGCACGTTCATCATAGGCACGGACAAGATATTCGATTACGGCAAAAAGAAGAACGTACCGAAGAACATCCACGATCTCTCCAGAGCCGATTTGTCATACTCTGTGACCGCCACAAACTTTAGGCGCATGATGCCTAAGTCACTGGTGGAAAGCTGCACAGGGTTTGCAGATATGTTGCAGCTGACACACCTGAAGATACAGCAAGCTGTAGCCAAGGCTAAGCCTGACGGACTTGTTATAGACATCGAGGGATTGGAGAACGTACAACTCGGCAAGGGTGGTGAGTTGCAGCCTCTGGAGATTCACGACATCTACGAACAGACTGGTGTCTTCTACTACAGAAGTAAAAACCCAGAGGGTGGGTTCCAGAACCCTCCCGTGCGTGAGATAGGCAATGCCATAAGAAACATCCAGGAGCTGGTTGCTCTGTACAACCACTACCTCCAGCTCATCAGAGACACATCAGGTATCAACGAGTCTATGGACGGGACAACACCCAAGGGCGACATGCTCGTGGGGGTGCAGCAGAACGCCATACTTCAGGGCAACAATGCAATCTACGATATCACCAACGCCTCCATGCTTCTGTACAAGAAGGTTTGTAAGGATGTTGTGAAGTGCGTGCAGATAATCCCTCAGGACTCCGTGTTGTACAAGGTGTATGAAAACGCTATCGGAGAAACCAACATGGGGGTGATGAACTCGTTCAAGAACCTCTCTATGTACAACTTCGGGGTGCAGGTGGTGAAGGAGATGGAGGATAAGGACAAGGAGTTTCTGGAGCAGAACATACAGATGTCTATCCAGCAGGGCTCTATAGACCTGGAAGACGCCATGGCCGTGAGATCCCTCAAAGACGTAAACCAGGCCGAAAGGTTGCTTGTGATACGTCGCAAAAAGCGCATGAAGGAACAGCAGCTCGCTGCCGCTCAGAACTCAGAGACTCAGGCCATGCAGGCTCAACAGGCGGCTCAGGTCGCTTCTCAAGCCAAGCAGCAAGAGATGCAGATGGAGTCTCAGTTTAAGCAGCAAGAGCTCCAGCTCAAGGCACAGCTCGATATGCAGATACTGCAGATGGAGCACCAGTTCAAGAAAGAGATTGAAACCATCAAGGCACAAGCCACCCTTGGTTTCCGCGAAGACGATCAAAACTTCAAGGAGAAGCTTGAGGTCATGAAAGAAGACGGAAAGAACCAAAGGCTTGTACAGCAACAGACAGAACAACAAGAACAAACCGAGGAATAATGGCAACGAAGAAGGCAGTAACAGATGTAGCTCAGAAGCTAAACATTACAGCCCGCAAGGGCGATACGTTCCGTCTGTCCGTTACTTTCAAGGACTCTAGTGGAACCGCTATCGGCATAACAGATAATTATACCTTTAAGATGCAGGTCAGAAGCTCTGCATTTGACGACACAGCTTCGGGTGCCCTTATAGAGATTTCACAAACGTCAGCCACCGAACCAGTAGCCAACGGCTTTGACACCTCTGGGGGGAGCGGTAATGTCGTCATAAATATGTCTTCGAACACCATGAACGCCATCGACGGCGGAAGGTATGTGTACGACCTGCAGGCAACCAACACAGGCGATAACTCCGTGCAGACGTGGCTCAAGGGTAATTTTGTCGTCAACGAGGACGTCACTGTAAACTAAGGTCGTGGCCAGTCCAGGAACGGTCATATCGGCTGAGGTTTCTCTTCCAGTCTATGCCCCAAACTCTTCTGGTGTATACGAGGAGTTTGACCCTAGGACTACAGGAGAGATTTCCGATGGCTTCAACCGCCTAGTTCCTCGGGACTCCATAAAAGTTGTATCTCTTTCACTTCAGCCGTCTGTAGATGACTCTACGGTGTTGGTTACGCTTGACACTCAGCAGATAACGCTACCCGTTTATGCTCCAGATGCGTCGGGGACGTATCAGGGGATTATAGACCCCAGAACTACGGGGGAGATTGATGAAGGTCTTACCCCATCCATCCCAGTAGACTCATTTGAATCTGTAACGATACCTACGTACTACGGAGACAACCAGCAGTTTACCATCCCTGTATTGCCCGTATACAGTATTCCGTTTGCATTCAAAGTAGACACGCGAAACTTAGCGTACTCTTCGTATGACTACAATGCTGGTCGTTCCTTTGACTTAAACAACGCTGAAGTAATTAGCGTCGGTGATCTAATATCCACGCAGACAAGCGGTAGAGCTGGAAGTGAACTCCCAACATCTCTGGGCTACAACATTGGGGACACTGTGCCACGAAATCCCATGCACGGTATAGGTGATCCTACCGCTACGCCGTCCTCTGGGGCTACAGTCACATCAAGCAACGGTGACCCCGTAACTTCCCCCGCAGCTACTGTTATATCTAGTGCGGTCAATCAGTACACCCTGCCTACCATCAAGGGCGGTACTTACAACTTTCAAGTTTCTTGGGGTGACGGCACAAACAGCAGCATCGACTCTTGGGATCATCCAGACGTGGTGCATACATACGCCACAGGCGGGGAATACGATATATCCATCACGGGTACTTTTGAAGGCGTTATGTTTTCAAGACACGGAGACGAAGAAGCGGGAGGTACGGGCAACGTGGACTGCCTCAAATTACTTGAGGTCTCAAGTTGGGGGGCGCAAACATACTTAGATATAGACGTTCAGGTTCGTCCCTTTCACCCCCTTTCTACCCCAGGCACCGTGATAAGAGATAGAAACAAAACGACAGGGACTAACGACAACGCAAGCAGTATGTTCGATGGTTGTGCAAATTGGAACGACGTGTCTGGTCAAAAGCCCAACTTTAAGTATATATCTGACGCACGTCACGCCAATTCTGGATTTGCAGATAAAGGTGGGAAACATTGGGGGAGCAGTAACAACTCGAGAATGTTT